TGTCCAATAGTAGGCTATAGGCATGTTGGTGTATTGACTCCATGTTAGCGAAGCTAGACATCATCATACGTGCCTCTGGCTTCTTAAAGATACGCATGTAGCGGTCTACGTACCCAGCACCTACGTCTACGTCTGACTGTGTAAACAAGCGGAAGATCTGAGTCAGTAGGTTCTTCTCCTCGTCAGTCATCGTCTGCCAGTCTTTCACATCATTGTGCAGCGGTACGTCCTCTGGGAACCAGTGCATTTGATTCTGTTGTGAGTAATAGTCGAACATCCAAGGATGGTCAAATGGTTTGTAGTAATCTCTAGTATCTAATAAGCTCATACAGCGTCCTCCGCAAGTCCACCCATTTCAAACTCATGCTCTTTCAGGTATCTTTTACACGCTTTGTACATAAGAATATGTGAGTAACCCACCGCCTGTGTAAAGCAGCTAAAAAACTCCATAAGTTCATGTATGTCCACTCCGTTACTTATATTCATTTCTACAGAGTAATCATTTAAGAATCCAGAATCGTTTTCATTACTTGTGAATTTAATCATCCTACATCTCCCTCCTTAATAAAGACACCATGAGTATTCATGTGTCCCTTCCTATCTTTAATATCATCATACGCTACCTTCAAACATTCCTCTAAGGTAGTTTCATTCATAATGGCTAGTGTGTTTAACACCACCAAGCAGTCACCAATGTCATCAGTCACATCACGCTCCTTGGCTATATTATCTCCTAGCTCTCCTATTTCAGACACAAGCTTGGCAAACTGTGCCAGTGGTGTACTGTTATTTACTATACCACGATTCATAGCCCAAAGGCTTATGAGGTGTATTAGTTCATCACTCATCTTTTATGTTCTCCAAGTGTTCTCTTAGTAGTTGATTNAAACCTATNTCAAGTATTAATTGAACGGCAGGCGGTTCTAAATGAAGCTCTACCTCTGCGGAACCATCTTCGTTTTCTTTTACTTCGCCTACAACTATCTTAGGTAATGTTTCGTCTATCATTTTTTCTCCAATGGAAAAGCATTTAAGTTAGCGGCTACTGTACGTCTTTCTCCTTCTCCCTTAAAAGGATATACCATATGTTGTAACCAAGAGGGGAAGAAGTACATCTTACCTACCTCTGGTTTCATAACAACGCACTGAGTGGGCTTGAGGCGCTCTTTGTCCAATGTAGAGCTTTGACCGTAGCAAAAGGCTAGGTAGCCATCACAGTCGCCTGTAGCCCCGTACAGGTTGTACTCAGAGTTAGATGTGCTTGGTTGCTTTGCTATCTGTTCAGGTACTTTAGTCCACGTAGTGCAACTAATACCCATGATGGTCTTAGTACCGTGATCGTGTATTGGATTGTAGTCGCCTTCATAGCTATGTACAGACCATAACTCATCAATCTCTATCTGTCTATCACCGTCTAGCTGCTGACCTGTCATGCCAAAGAAGTTACTCACGTACTGTACAGCCATGTGCTGCGTGTACAGCCTAAACTCTTCTAGCTTAGGGTCAAAGTGATCCATCATTAGCTGCTCACCCTGCTGTATCTGACCAACAAGAGTGCCTGCTGCTGACTTACGATCTTCATCCTCTAAGAGATTATCTAAATAAACATTTAGATTATCAACATGCTTTTGAGGAACCTCTGCTTCCATAAGGAACAAAGAAGGCAGTGGTAGCATTTTAATTTCTATATCACTCATTCTACATCATGTCCCGCTGTAATGATAACAGACTTAAATACTTCAATCATGTATATAATATCTTTTACATCTAGACCAGCCGTAGACTTAGCACTCATTAGGTCTTCTTCAGTCCAGCCAATAATAAGAACCTGCTCAAATTCATCTTTACAAGTTTCTAAAACTTCGTTAGCCGTGGCTTCTTCAGGCATTAAACTAATTACATTACTCATCGAAGTGTGTCTCCAGCACAATAAGCTTGTCTTCAGCTTCAGCTATCTTACCTACAAGTTTGTCCATAGTCTCAATCAAGTTACCATGCTCTCCTACGCCCACAGGGTTGTCTAGATAGTTCTGCACCTCTGCCTTGTATATATCTATCTCAGCGTTGTACAGGCGTTTCATGGCGCTAATCTTTTGGTCTATCATAGAATCCTTCCTCTAACAGTTTTGTGTACTTATCGACATATTCTGTGTAGCTCAAGGGTGCTTCACGTCTCTTGCATTTGTCATCCATGTAGCTTGCCCACATCTGAGAGCAATAGTAGCTATACAGCCAAAATTGCTCATCTAAGTCCCTATAGTAGTCTAGGTACTCTTTCCATGATACAGACTTTTTTAGCTCTGGTATATAAAATTTAGCCCTGTATACTGGATGTTCTTCTGTCATGCTAACTTACATTCACAAATATAAAGTGCGCCGTAGTAGCTACACATCTTAAACTCATGTTTTTTGCAGTCTACCTGATCAGGCCCCATGTTTTTCCACCTGCTTCCGTCACCTGACGTAGTGCTACATGCTGTAAAAAATAGTAAAGATAATGCTAATAGTATTTTCATGCTTCTTTCTCCAAGTCCCATCGGCAAATATTTTTATTCTTGCCCCGGCGTTTAAATACAGAAAGTAGATTATACTCTTCTTTCCACCTAGTTATCCATACTGCATTGTTTTTCTCTGCGTCTTTGAATGTAGCGTAGGTCATAAACATTGCAAATATAGTAATTACATGACCGTATATTAATGGAATAATTCCCGACCAGCCTGCTATCAAACTACAGAAGCAAGCAGTCCACACAATAGATAAAGCAAGCATTAAATACATCTGCATACTTACATCCCCTACGAATCTAAATGGATTGTATTTTAAATTCATAAAAGAACCCCATGTGTAATAGAACCACATCATTGCTGCTTTAAACTTCATACTAAAAATCCAAGTTTGTTATTAATATCGTACAGTAACCAAATCACAAAGCCCAGCCCTATGGCAAGTATAGTGTGATACCATATCCATCTTACTTTATATATTCTTAATTCTAATCTACGTTCATCTTCAGCTAGATCGTAGTAGTCTATCATATCTTTAATTTTTTTTATTTTATCCTTCACAACTTAGACACTCCTCTTCTAAGTTAATTCTTGGGATTTTAATGTTAACATTCTCTGTATTTCTAGCCGCTGTAGTTCGCAGGTAATACATAGATTTGAGTTTGTTAGCTCCTGTCCAATGTACGTGATTAACGTATGCCAAATACTCATCGTGTACCTCCTGTGGCGCTGTCGCTGGGGGCGGTTCAAAGAATAGATTTACTGACTGCGCCTGACAGACGTACTTTTGTCTTTGGTAGGCGTGTTCAATGACCCAGATTTGGTTAAGTTCAGGCGCTGTTTTAAATACTTCCTTCTCTTCTTCTGTGAGTTCCTCCAAGTCTTTAACAGAGCCTTCAGCAGCAGCAATATCTTTCCACGTTTGTTCGTTGTTAATACCTTTCTTCTCAAGCAATTCCTCCAGATACTTATTCTTTACTTTGTATGAGCCTGTCAGCGTCTTGTGCGTAAATACATTAGCCCTCGTTGGCTCAATTGAAGGACTCGTTCCACCGCATATAATGCTACTAGAGGCATTAGGAGCAATAGCAAGCAAGTGAGAATTCCTCCTAGCACTATCATCCATATCAGGTGCTGCCCCACGATTTCTACCCAAGATAGTACTAGTTTCTTCAGCCCGTTCTTTGATGTGTTTAAATGCTCTATTGTTGAAGCTTGAGGCGTACATTCCCTCAAAAGGGATGCCATGACGTTGTAAGTAACTATGAAAGCCCATCGCTCCAAGGCCAATCGCACGTTCTCTATATGCACTATAAGCGGCTTTTGTAAAGCCTGTTTTACTTTGTTCAACATAAGAAACAAATTCCTCAAAGGTGTCATTAAAGTGCCACGCATGTTCTCCATGTGTAGCGTTGTCAATGAAGTGTTCTATCACGTTGTCAAGCATTGTGATTAGATCACTGATGAATAACTCATCGTCCTTCCATTCGTCAAAGTACTCTAGGTTCACACTAGANAAGCAACAGACTGCTGTACGCTCCTCGCTAGTCGCTAAGGTAATCTCAGAGCATAGGTTACTCTGGCGTACCTCTAGCCCCATGTCCTTCTGTGTCTCCGGTAGAGCCTCGTTACAGCGGTCTAGGTTAACAATGTAGGGTTCCCCTGTCTCTGCCCTAGTGTGTATTAGCTGCCACCACAAGTCCCTTGCCGATACAGTCTTGATGGCCTGCTTAGACTTAGGGTCAATCAGTCTCCACTGGTCATCGTTCCTGACTGCTTCAAGGAACTCATCTGTTATTGTAATTCCGTTGTGTAAATTAAGACACTTACGGTTAAGATCACCGCCAGTAGTCTTTCGCATGGCAATAAACTCTTCAACTTCTGGGTGAGTAATATCCATGTACGCTGCATAAGATCCTCTTCGTGTGATACCTTGATTAAACGCCAGCATCTGACTATCAACTACGTGCATGAAAGGAATGCTACCAGTAGACTGACTACCGTTAGAAGTTGAAACACCATTACTTCTAACAGCACCCCAATATCCACCCAAGCCTCCACCTCCACTTGCAAGCCATATGTTCTCATCATAGTGGTCAGATAAACCACGCCTTGAGTCAGGAACATAATTGAGAAAACAGCTAATAGGTAAACCACGAGTGGTTCCCCCGTTGCTAAGTATAGGAGTGCTAAAACCGAACCAGCCCTTGCTTGCGTAGTCGTAAAGTCGCTGTGCAAGATTATAGTCAGTATGTCCTTGATAAGTTGCACTATAGACCGATGCTCTTGCGAAGGCTTCTTGTGCACGAGTTTCATTCTCCCAAAAATATCTATCTTTTAAAGTTTCTAGAGAAAAAGTATTTAATAGGTCATCACGATCATAGTCAATCTGAATCCCCAAATAATCCTGCTTTCCAATTTTGGATGTCGTGCTCGTCATCTTTCTCCCTTAACTGTTCTTTCCTGTACCCTCTGGTACGAGCTTTGTTTTTAGATTGTTTCTTTTTATGGAACCTTTCTATACGTTCTGCTTTTCTATCGTAGCTGCTCACTGGGATGCCTCAACAAATAGTTCATCAAACGCTCTTCATACCACTCTGCTTTACGCAAGTCTTCTATGGGCTTACCCTTGTAGCGATAGCGCCAGCGATACTTTAGAGAGTTGCCACGTAGATAACCAATGTATTCATCGTGATTAAGCATACCCTCTATAGCATCAATACACTCTATACCGCCGCTGTTGTAGTGTTCTGGCTTGCTAACTGAGTCAAACTTAGTGCTGTTATCAGGTATGTTTTCACCAAACACAGGGTGATCATTATGTTGGTCTTCTTGCTCAATTACATGATCTACCCAAGATTTCTTTTTATTAAGTTTATTCCACTGTTCTGGCGTTGCATCATCAATACTTTTCATTGCATCTCCAAGTTAATCTTATCATTGCGTCTTCTAAACTCTTCAGTATTCCTTGCAGCCTTATCAATCCAACTGTCAGGGATACTATCCTCACTAAACCACCTGAACCCGTTAGCTGTAGCCCACTCACCGTGTGATCTTTTAGTACCATCCTTACGGCGCTTGGCTCCGGGCATAGGGGCTGATGGATTAGCGAACAAGAATACCAGTTCAGTGTTCTTAGGTAAGATCTTTTTTACCCACACATACTTGTTGTACTCTGCAAAGTCCCAGAACCTACCCTTGGACTCAAGAAGGATCTTCTTCCTGCCTATCTTCCTAACAAAGTCAGGCTCATACTTATGCTCAATAACATATGAAACATAGTCTGTATGATGCTCCCAATCTTTAAGGATTGATTCATGCAGTACAGCTTCCCATATAGAATCATACTTACTGCCATCAGGCTTCAAGTATTTCTTAGGTCTAGGTACTCTAGGCTTGCGCCGTCCAGTTTTCTTTTTAGTACTGATGCTTTGCTACTCGCTCTAGTAGATTCATATTAATATCTTCTACAGCATGACCAAGCTTAACAAGCTTCTTAATGTTCTTACGTACCCACTTAGGGCTGTAGAAGCTAAGACGTAGGGTTTTATTTGTGTAGAAATAATCTGAAGGAGGAAGATACTGATAGATGTTAGAGGTATCTAACTTACTGTGATCTTCTTCAGGGATCAAAGTCTTCAACCACTCGACTAGAACTTTATCAGTCTGTCTGCTAATACGTTTACAAATCTTAGGACTCATGTTAACTCCTCTACTCTAGGTTCAGATACAACTTTAGTGAAGTACTTTAAACCATTTGAGTATTTAAAAGCTCTAAGACCCACACCATCATTAGCATCTGACCAACAATCATTCTTGAATGCACAATAATTACAGCCTGTGGCTATACGCATGTTACCTTTTTTACCGTCAGGTACATCAGTATAGCAGCGGGAAGGAGGTTTGTCAACAGTGAGCATGTCTTTTAGTGTTTTTATTCTTGTACTAATGTTAGGCTTAGACAGATCCCCCGGTCTTAGTAGTGCAAGCTCACCTGACTCCTTGTTGATGGCTAGGAAACCACCCTCAGACGTTCCCTCTGCCGCCTCATAGCCTGCTAACTGAGCCATGTACCCAAAGGGATCATCTACTGCAAGCGTTCCCTCAGAGAACTTTCTGAAGGCGTAGTTGGATGCAGTCTTTACATCAACAACTTCACCATCAATCTTACAGTCCATGTGTCCCTTTATACCATCAACTTCTACTTCTTTCTGCTCATCTGTTACCTCATGCCCAGTCATCTTTACTAGAAGAAGTAGCACCTCTTCAAGAAGATGACCGTACAGGAACTTAATATGCATGTGTGGATGCATAGTAGAGGGTGCATCTAAGTCTCTTCGTGACTCATACCACAACTGTCGAGCAGGCTTACCTATATTACTCATCCGCAAGCCTTTGCTCTGTTTGTGAGGCTGTGCCCAGTGAAGAATTACATCCTTCATTCGCTCACCAAACTCGTCTATCATTTCAATAGGTATTTCTAGCTGTTCTCCAGCAGATAAACAATTTAATTTATCATATATGTCAGGTACTAAATTATCTAAATCTTTAGAAGAGTTCAAGCTGCCTCCCATCAAACATTTCAGGTGTTAAAACTATATGGCATTTGCGTTTGTCAGGGTTAAAAACTAAAAGATGTATACCATTTTCTTTTTGATTTCTAGTTAAGGATTGGGCCTTTCTATATCTGTATTGTTTATCGCTTCTAAGATAGCTTGATTTAACATCGAATTTAAAAATCTCATTATCTTTAATAGCCACTAGATCTACTTGACCCGTACACCCACAATTCTTAAAAACTTCATAGCCATTATCCCAAAGCCAAGTTACTGCATAGTACTCAGCTATATCACCTGTTCTGCTAGAGTCTTTTCTTTGTCGATGCTTACCCATCAGTGTGTCTCCGACCAGTTTCTTCCGACATTGTATTCCCCGTCTAGTGGACAGTTGAGTGATAAGTGTTTACCTGCGGCTATGATAGCATCAACACCCAGCATACCTACCTGCTCTGCGTGTGCTTCCAAAGCCTCTACCTGCCATTCATCGTGTACATTACAAACAAACTTAGCATCTAGCTTATTGTCTGATAAAGCCTTGTCAAACATTACCAAGGCTTGCTTCATAACAATAGCACCTGCACCCTGTAACAGCGTGTTAAGTGCTGAGTGTTCTGAACGTACAAACAGCTTGCGACCATCTAACCCCTTGAGGTAGCCTCTTGTTGACGCTCTTGCAACTTTGTTTTTAAGAGCAGTGAATGATGGTAGATTATCGAAGAAAGATTGTCTAAGTCCTGCACCAGTGTCTCTACCTCCTCCTGCCACACTGCCAAGCTTTTCATCTCCTGCTCCGTATAGGAGGGCATAGATGAATGTCTTAGCCTGATTTCTTGATTCAAGTCCCGCAAGTCTTTGATTAGCTGTGTGGACATCACCGTTAATGATTTCATTTGTATAGTCCTCATCTTCCATATAGTGTGCAAGCATTCGTAACTCAAGACCACTAGCGTCTATACCTACCAGCTTGTAACCCTTGGGTACAGTCCATACTGCTCTGCACTCTTTACCGTAGGGTGAGTTAGAGCTAGGTACTTGTGCCATGTTAGGTTCACGGTGGGTCATGCGGCCTGTGATAGTACCGTTAGGTATTACATAGCCGTGTACTCTACCGTCTTCTTTCACAGCGTTGATCCAAGACTTAATCTGTGCCTCACGCTTTTGATACATCAGGTAGTCTTTTATAAGCTCTGCCTGTGGTATGTCGTTTATAAGCGACAAAGTTTTCTCATTCACAATAGGTCTACCGTTAACAGTAAACTCCGTAGGCTTCCAACCAAACTCAATCAGGTACTCTCCTACCTGCTTACGTGAGCCTATGTTGAAGTCAACCTGAGTTATCCTAGTCGTTGTGAATGCTGCTGGTTTAGATAGCTCCTCATACTCCTCATCTCTAAG